AAATTATGAGCGGAGATGTCATCGAATTTCCGCATTTAATAGACGAATATGCAAACAACGATTTTGAAGTTGCATTAAAAAGATTTTATGTTGTAGAAGACGTGACTAGAGCCAGTGAAGGATTTAGTCAAACTTGGTATCCTCATTTGTACAGAGTAAAACTTAAACAGATTTATGATGGACAAGAATACAAAGATATACTTGACTTACCTGCAATGGAAAATAGTGATACAACATTACGTGATATACTTAGCACCTATGAAATAGAAATGCAAGTTAATGACGCTGTTGTAAAACAGGGCGAAGAATATGCAGCAAAAAGTGGATACGATACGCAAAGTTTTTATACCGTTACAACAGACGATAAAGGCAATGTACAAATTGTTTCAGTTGATGCAGATGATATTAGTGTTGACGAAGAAATTGATGTAAACTTGATTTTAGAAACTCCTCCACGTACAGGTTACACAGGATATCTTGTAGGCGATGGTATTCCTCCAAATGGTCATCCTTTTGGTGTAGGTAGCAGTTTTCCTACAGATTCCCAAGAAAATGATTACTTTTTACGCACTGACCTTCTGCCTAATAGATTGTTTAGATTTACTGGCAAAACATGGAAAAAAGTAGAAGACAATGTACGTGCAGATCTTACACAATCAGATACAAAGAATACATTGCTTGGTACATTTATAAACAACACAAATACAAATACAATTATGGGCGCTGAAGTTACAGAAAGACAAGCTATCAGCACCGTGCTTAAAGCTAAGGCAGATAACTAATGCAACATTTTTATGATGGTCAAATACGCAGATATGTAACACAAATTGTACGTGCGCTAAGTAATTTTTCTTATAAAGACGGTGATGGCGATTTAAAACAAATTCCAGTAATGTATGGTGACTTGACCAGACAAGTGGCTAATATAATGCGTGACAACAGCGAAAATAAGCTGCCTAGTGCACCTAGAATGGCTGTGTACATAACTGCTTTAGAACCAGATAGAACACGTACAAGCGATTATAGTTTTATTAGTAAAGCAAATATTCGCGAAAAAGAATTAGATCCCGAAACCAACGAATATGTTGCTAGTCAAGCTAAAGGTTATACCGTTGAAAGATTGCATCCTATTCCTTATCAGCTTACGGTTAATGTTGATGTGTGGAGTACTAGCACAGATCAAAAACTACAAATACTAGAACAAATTTTTATGTTGTTCAATCCAAGTTTAGAATTTCAAACTACAGATAATTATTTAGACTGGACAAGTTTAAGTATGCTAAATTTAGAAAGTACAACTTGGAGTAGTAGAACAATTCCTGCTGGTACTGAAAGTGAAATAGATGTTAGTACTATGACATTTACAAGTCCAATATGGATTTCACCTCCGACCAAAGTCAAAAAACTTGGTATTATTTCTGATATTATTACAGGTATATACAACCTAGACCAAGGTACAATTGAACTAGATGGATTTATTCCAGATACTACAGGAACAAGTAATCTTGGTAGTAATACTGGTACCATACTAGGTAATTTAAGCAATCCATTGATGACTTCGTACAGAAACTTCGACATTGAAATTTCTAACAATACAGCACAGCTAGTAGTCAATAGAATATTAGGTGTTGGTGAAATAAGTTGGTACAATGTGTTCGAATCTGAATTACCTGCACAATACCAAGCAAATATTAGTCAAATAGAATTAAACAGAGAAGATTTGCCAATTCCAGTATTAGGTACTTTTGATGTAGATGATTTTGACAAAAATATTCTTAATATAGAATGGATAGAAGATACTTTACCAACTGATACTAGCATCGAAGGTCCTGCAAGAAATTCAAATATGTATACTAGTGTTGATAGAATTATCAACCCACAAACTTTTAATCCTACTAGTGCAAAACAACCTGGTTTAAGATATTTACTTACAGGACCAATTGGTGCAAAAGTTGAAAAAAGAATTACAGCAGATTCAGCAACAAACTTGATTAGAACTGGTATAGATTATTACATAGATAATTTAGAACCAAACTCGATAAGCGAAGGTGCAAGTTTTCCAGGTAGCCCATCTGTAGGCGACTATTTTAAATTAACCACTGACAATATTGTTTATGTGTATGATAACGGATGGAATAGTATAGAATCTATAGCAGATACTTATGTAAGTGTAAACGGCGATGAGGTTACCTTTACAAAAGAAAACAGAGGTGGTGAATTTGTTATTGTACTAGACGAAAGTTACGAAGTTGATGATGTAGTTTACTATGAATTAGGATTAAATAATGATGGACCAGATGCATGGAAAAATTCATCAGGTGACGATTTCTTAGCAGACAATAACGACATTATTGAATGGACTGGCACAGAATGGAAAGTTGTGTTTAATGCCAACAATGCTACAGGTTCAACATATACAACAAATTTACATGACGGTGTACAATATGTTTATACTCCTACAATTAGATCTTATTGGTATAAAGCAATAGACGGTCATTATCCAAGATCAACTTGGCGTATTGTTTTATAACTAAGTATTTGTATGAGTAAAATTATTTGCAGTGGTGCACTATTTTATAGTTTGAGCACTAAAAAATTTTTATTATTACATAGAACAAAATCACGACAAAATAAAGTTTGGGGATTAGTTGGCGGTAAAAACGAAGACTGCGAAACGCCATGGGAAGGTCTCAAAAGAGAAATTACAGAAGAGATTGGCGATAATCACGACATATTAAAAGTAATACCATTAGAAACATTTGTAAGTAATGACGAAGTTTTTAATTTCCATACATATTTGTGTATTACTGAAAAAGAATTTATTCCAACATTAAATGATGAACACAACGGATATGCTTGGACTAGTTTAAATAGTTGGCCAAGACCATTGCATCAAGGATTATCAAAAACATTAAAAAATAAAGATAATCAAAATAAACTTAACACAATACTAGAACTTTTAGATGTTATTGATATAACAAATTAAATTGTTCTTTAAGCCAATCAAAATCATTTATTCTACGCAAATCATCAGGAGAATCTTTGTGTTCTTCTCCGTATTTTCTGCCGTGAATAGCACCGTTAATCGCTGCATCTCCAAACGGCTTATCTGCACCTCTAGTGCACCATGCGTCAAGTCTAAATTCAGTTTCTTCGTCTTTTTGCCTATGTATAGTTTTACTTGCTAATTTAACACATTCTCTAAATGCACTACGCCATGTGCTAAATTCATCAGTGTTAAATGCAGTTGTATTGCTCATGCTTTCTATACCTTTGAATTTGTTACTAATACTTGTTGTCATATCTGGTTTTGTAACATCCATGTCAATAGTAAGTTTTCTTGGTAGTAATTTTACACCACCATAACCGTATACTAAATTATTAATAGGATTAAAACTTCTCCAAACATGTACGGTATTTTTTCCATCAATATCATAATGGGCTATTTGATAATCAAAATTAAAATCATCTAATATCTGTGCATCACCGTCTACTACCCAAAACATTTCAGTAGTACAAATTTTAGCAGCCATAATATGTGCTTGATGAATTCCTTTTATTCCGTCTACTCTACGTGCATTTGGAAAGCGAGCTTTTAACTTTTCATAGTTTTCATCAGCATTAGGTTCATTATAACTAATAAACACTATGTCGTATTTAGAAGGAATACTTGCAACTTGATCATGTTCTTTTTTATTAGCAAAAAATCTATATTCAAATTCTTTTCTTGTTATGTGTTGAGACTTTGGCACAAGAGCTAGTCCATCATAAAACTTACCGTTTTTCCACACATGTGCAATATTGCGATCAAAGGTTTCGTGATGGCTAATATAATAATCAAAATCAAAATCGTCTAAAACATTAGTGTCAGGATATATCATCCAAAACATGTCTGAACTACAATTTTGTAATGCATCAAGATAATGCTTGTATTCTTTTACGTGCCACTTGTTAAAACTTTTTGGATAACCTGCTATAATATCAAGTTCTTTTTTGTTTACATAAAATCTGTGTTCAACTTCTTTTTGAGTAACTTTGACATGTGTGGGCATTAAAACAATACCATCTGTGTACTCACCGTTTTTGAAAACATGTACAACATCACTATCTTTTTTCTCAACATGATAGTTAAATGCAAAATCAAAATTAGGTGTAACATCGCTTGGCACACTCCAAAACATTGTTGTTTTACATGTATCTAATGCTTTTAAATAATCTTCATAATTATTAATTGTATGAATTTCATATGGTTCAGGATCACTTGCAATTATTTTTATTTGTTTTTTCTTTGCATAAAATCTATAGTCTAATTCTTTTTGATTAAAATAATAATCTTTTGGTATTAGAGCCACACCATCAAAACAATCACCTGTACCATTAGCAAAAACGTGTACATTGTCTAAACTCCAATCATCTGGAATATAAGAAAACTGGAATGTAGGACGAACATTTATATCATCGTAAATTACCCAGAACATGTCAGTACTAGACATTTGTTGAGCGTGTATTTCGTCATCTGCTTGCAATATGTTTTTAAATTTTAATTTAAGATTATAATATTTTATTTTATTATTGCCAATATAAAATATATCAAATCTTTCTTTGCCTTTATATGGATCGTATACAGATGCAACATAGTCATGTTTCTTAATATCATACATGCCTATTTTTGTTGGAACTAGTTGTACAGATTCCCAACTTTTTACTTTACCACTTGCTTTATATGTTTCTTTAAATTGATGTATTTTTAATTCGCTATTAGGCGAAGTTTTCATGTGTATCGGAAATTTAGCATCTAATTCTACATTTGGATTTACTAACCATACATAATCTGTTTTATCTTGCCATTCTGCTATTTCTTCTTCATAGTGAACAATAGGATAACTTTTAAAAATATTATTTTTTATTACCGTATTATTAGAAAATAAACTATTAGTTTCAATTCCAAATTTATCAAATACATTCATGTTATAAATCCAAACGCTTTTGTTCCAATATGTGCTACATTTTTACTTACATCAACATCAACAAATATTTCATAATTGTGATCATTTGCTAATTTACAAAACCAAATGTCTTCACCACTGAACGTGTTATCATTTTCGTTATATGTGTGATTATAATAGGGTTTTGGTAAATTTAAATACACATCTTTCTTTACCAACATACAGCCCATGCCAACTGCCCAAACTTGATGCAATCCAAACTCAGCAGTAAGTCTACGTTCAATGTTTTCTGCATCGATAAATGCTACATTTTTATATGGTTTATATCTTGTACTATATGTACACGCAGCAATATCTTTATTATGAATGGCAAGTCTTTCAAAAATTGTAGCTGGTATATGCATATCAGAATCTAACCAAAGCAGATAATCTGCATCAGTTTCTAAAACCTCATCTACAATTGCATTTCTACTTTGCGCAATTACACTGCCTAAAACAATATGGATAGAAAAATCTACATTGTTTTTTGTAAGATTGGCTGTAATTAATGCTAGAGATCGAGCAAATGCTGTATGTACTTGATCTCTAGCTGGAATGCATAGAGCAACTTTCATGTTTTATAAATTAGGTACTGCTTCTGCGTTTAATTCTTGTTCTGCTGAAACGGTTGCTTCGTTTATTTCACGTGCAATTGTTGTGCAAACTTTTACTGCTTCTGCAAAATCAGCAGCAGGTAAACAATGCATTGCAGTCATATTGTCAGGTTGTACTTTACCAATAGTAATCAAATCTGATGCTGCTGCATGTCCAAATGCATTAATCCATTGCATTCTGTCTTCGTCTTCAAAACGTGCTAACACAACATCTTCTGTATCGCCGTTACAAATTGTTTCTTTAATTTCTTCTACGTGAGCTGTTTCTTCATCAGTCCATGTTTCAGCATTTAATGCCATAAGTTTTCTGCTAGGTGTATACAGACCTGCAAGAAAAATATTTTCAATTTCGTATTTACTACGCATAGTTGCTCCTATTATGTTGCTGGGAAATAATATCCGCCAAATGAGGCACTTAGTTGAATAGTACCGCTAGTAATACCAATAAATGCACCAAGTGTACCTCTTAAATTAATAGGAGTTGTTGTACTACTAAAGTAGTTACGCACTTGGCTCATTGTTATCGTGGATCCTGTTGCGGGTAATCCCATTTATCGTTCCTTCATTTTAAACATTATATAGGTTTATTTACTCTTTGTCAAGTGGAGTAAGCAAAAAAATGCTTACTCCTTTTTTTCTATTAGTTTATTAACAAGTTCTTTTAACTCATCAATTTGTTTTTGTTGTGCATCAATTTTAGCATCTGCTTCTTTTAATGCTTCAATTAAAACAGGTGTTAACTTTTCATATTTTACGGTATAATAAGTTTCGCCCGAAGTGTTTTTATCATGATAAGTGATAGGTGCGATAGTCACTACTTCTGGAAGCACTTTTTGAACTTCTTGTGCACTAACCCCTATTTGTGATTTATCATTGTCATATCCTAATGACTTTGCAAGATCGTTTTCTTTGTAAATATATCCATTTAGTGCTTTTACTTTATCTAATGCATTTTCAATTTTACCTTCAAAGGTTTTCAAACGTTCGTCTGAATAGAATGCTGTAACTTCACCTGTTGCTTTATAGTCACCTGCAACATAAACTGATAAAGAAGTTTCAGTTCCTTCAAAAATAAATGCATTTCCAGATCCAAATGATTGTGTATCTAAATGGGTGTATTTAAACGTACCATTTTGGGACGGTGTCGACTGATCACTAAAGTTAATACCTGCGTAACCTCCGTTACTGCTGTTTTGTATTACTAGTCTATTTGTTCCGCTACCTCTTAGCGTAATAACACCACTTGCAGTATCATTTGCATTACTGCGTAAAAATGCTGTACTATCAATTCCGTCTAGTGTTCCTGCATTTGTTGCAAAGTCGGCTGTGCCTGCTGCAATTTTCTGCCAACTACCAAAACTGCCATTTTCTTCATAACGTATTGCAATATATGGTGTTGTAACATTACGTCCAAATGCCATTTGAGCACTATAGTTATTGTAGTTTGAGCCAAGGCTGTAACGTGCATGATAGTATTGTGTTGCACCGTTTAAACCTGGACCGTTTGTTGTACCTTGTACAAAGTGAGCACCGAACAATGCAGTATTGTTAAATGTGTTAAAGTCAGTATAAGTACCATGTACAAAATCATGTCCCCATGACATTTCACTAGCCTGTTGTCCATCAACCGTATCAGCATCAAGACCCGAACCTGGTCCGTCGTTACCTGTGTGCCATACACCATACGTGCCCGAACCATTTATACCAACAGACATACCATACGGTGCATAACATCCTGTATCGTCGCCGATTCTAAATTGTAGTCTATCTGACTGCTCAGGTTCTCTAAAGTCAAGACCTTCTGGTGTTGCATATATTTCCATGTCAACACCGGCATCACTTGTACCATTGAATCTTAATGCAGGATTCGCTGCTTGCAATGTCAAACTACCTGTCATTGTATCTGACTGATCACTGCGTAAGAAGTTTGCACTATCAATACCATCTAATGTTTCAGCATCAACATTTGTTAACCCACTACCGTTACCAGTAAATGTGCTTGTACCAATATTAATATTACCAAATGTAGTTGTAATTTCCCCTGTGTCTAGTGCACCAGTACCAGTTAGGTTGCTGTATGTTCCTGTAACACGAGCGTTTGGAACGGTA